AGTTAGATGAACTTGAGAAGGTACAAGCAACACTGCCCACGGGTAAATGGAACGCACAGTGGATGCAGAACCCTACAGCAGAAGAAGGAGCAATACTTAAACGTGAATGGTGGATGAAGTATACTGGTGAAAATATTCCACAGCTTCAACACGTTATACAATCTTATGATACTGCATTTTTAAAAAAGGAGACAGCTGACTATAGTGCAATCACCACTTGGGGTATATTCTATCCAAATGAAGATTCACCTGCTAATCTAATATTATTAGATGCCGTAAAAGGTAGGTATGAGTTTCCAGAACTTAGGAGATTGGCTCTTGAACAATATACTTACTGGCAACCAGAATCAGTTATTGTTGAGGCGAAAGCATCAGGTCTACCTCTTACATACGAGCTTAGACAGATGGATATACCAGTTGTCAACTTCACACCATCAAGAGGTAATGATAAGCACGCACGTGTAAATGCGGTTGCACCTTTGTTTGAATCTGGTATGATATGGGCGCCTGAGCAGAAATTCGCAGACGATGTCATTGAAGAGTGTGCTGCGTTTCCTTATGGTGATCATGACGATCTTGTGGACTCAACAACACAAGCTATCATGCGATTCAGACAAGGCGGTCTAATCGGACACCCTGAAGACTATATCGATGAAAATGTCGAGAAACAAAAAAGGAATTATTATTAATGGCAGCAACAACTATTAGAAACTTTATAGCAAAAGCCCTTTTTAAAAAAAAGGGAGCTATCGCTAGTAGCAAAGCCGTAGATTTTTCTGCAAAGGCTTTAGAGCAAAGAATAAAAAATTTAGGAATTAATCCAAATGAGATTAAAAGTGAGCAAGAATTAAATCAAATATTATCTTATGTTAAACAAGTTGAAGACCAAGCGTTTGATGCAAGGTTTGGTAATATGTTAGCCGGTAGCAAGTTTGATAAACAGGCTGATGTATTAGATATGACTGGCAAAAAAATAGACCCACGATCTAAGATCATGGGAGGTCAGCAAGCTGAAACAGAAGCAGATATTCTAGCTAGATTAGAAAAAGAAAACAAAGCAGCTGCTCAAAAAATAAGAGATAGAAAAAAATTAGAAGACAGAGCTATTGAAGATTTTGTTGATGATGCAGGTGGCGTAAACCCAGACGATCCAAGAGGTATAGATGATTTTATACCAGATCCAGAAGACATGGCACAAGGTGGACGTGCAGGGTATTTCAAAGGTATTGGTCCTGTATTTAATTTTTTAAATAAAAAAAGTCCTATGAAAGCGTACACTGATTATTTAAAAAGTGTTAAAAAAAGAATGAAAGAGGGTAAAGAAGCAGAGGTTGCAGGTGAAGTTATACCGATAGCTGCAGGTGGTGCGTTGATAACTAATCAGTTAAAGAAAAAATTAAAAGCTATGAACGAAGAGCAGAAAAAAGAAAAAGAAAAGAAAGCAGACGGTGGCCGTATTGGTTTAAGAGAAGGTAATAAAAAAATTACTAGGAAAGAAGAAGACATGGGTCCTTATTATGAAACAAACGATCCTGAAGAGGCTTTAAAAGAAATAGTTAAAAGAATGATAAACGTTGATCCTGCTAAAATTCCTTTGTCAGAAAACATGCAGTTAATGTTTGATTTAGATAGAGCACAGATTGGTGGACAAAAAGATATTGGCGGTGGTGAGTTAAGTTTTGGTATTAATAAAGGTTTTGGCCGAGATGATACTGGTATAGGTTTTAATTTTAGAAAAAAATTTAAGGATGGGTCTGACATGAATAGAAGAAGTTTCTTAAAAATTTTAGGTGGACTTGCATCAATACCTATTCTTGGTAAATTTTTAAAACCAGTTAAAACTGCAAAAGGTATTAAGAGCGTGCCAATTATTAAAACAGATAATGTTCCTGGTAAACCAGAATGGTTTGATGCATTGGTTAACAAAGTTATTCTTGAAGGTGATGATGTTACTAAAAAATTTGCAACAGCCGATAGACAAAGTATTCATTCCAAAACACTTGACGATGGTTCCGTGGTTCGAGTTACAGAAGACGTGGACGATGGTGCTGTAAGAGTTGAGTATGAAAGTGAAGCTAATGTCTATGGTGATCCGGTGCAGATGGAATACAGAAAACCATTACCTGATGAAGGGGCACCAAACCCTGCAGCAGAGTTTTCTACAGCAGAGTCAGGTCCAGTTGGAAGACAAGCATCTCCAGATGATTATGAATTAGATGTAGATGAAATTGGTGGTTCGAGTATCAGCGATCTTGATTCTGATGTATCGAAACTAAAAGAATTTGCGACAGGTAAAAACCCAACCCTTCGAGAGATGGTGCAGAATAAAAAAAGAAAAGACAAAGCCGCACGAATAACAGATGATACTGATGGAGCAGCTTCAGATGCAGTTGTTAGAAGACAAGGTGAATATTATCCTGATGATGATGGCCTTGCATCAGGCGGTATAGCTAGAATGTTAGGGGAATAATGAACCCATTAAAGTACGCACAGATGATGAAGTATCTGACTCGAGAAAAAAAAGCTAACCCAGATCTTCCAGATGTTTTTCCTGCAAGCAAAGCTTCCATTCCACCAGTTAGAGAAGATGTTGAAACAATAGATGCAATTAATAGATTTGTAAGAGACAACCCTGTTGAAAAAGCAGAGGGTGGACGGATCGAGCTTGGTGAAGGTGGTGGTAAAGCTTTTAGATTAAAACGGTTACAAGAAGATTATAATAAATTTGGCAAAAGCAAATTAGATAAAGGAGCAAAAGTTTTAGGTTTTAAAAACTATGCTGCTATGGAAGGACAAGACAATGCTAATTTTAGAAGAAAGATAAGAAGTCAGTTAACAGAATATGGTGAAGTGCTTCCGGCAGGATATGAGTCTGATGTTAGAGGTAGAAACAAAAGAGTTTTAAAAGAACAAGGTATTCAAATAAAATTATTAGAAGAAACAAATAAGAAAAAATTTTTTAATCCAAAAGCTTTTGCAAAAGCAAATAAAATTTCAATGGCAACATTGAAAGATCAAGCAGAACGTTTGCAAATAAATATTTATAAAAAAAGAATGGTTGATTCTAAAACTGCATTAGGAATCGAAACAGTAGATAAGTTAGCTTTTATACCTAACGATGCAAAAATTTCTGATAACGCTTTAAGTAAACTAGGAAAATCTAAATTAATTAAATATGAAAGAAAAAAAATAGATGAATTATTTTTTGATGTTTTTGGAAGAGAATTTAAAAAAGGAACTAGAGAAAGAAACATTAATTATAAACCAAAAAAATTTTTAGCTATTAAAAAAAATCTAAACGAATATAGACAATTAAGAGATGCTATTAACAAAAAATATCCAAACGTAAATTTTGAGCTAGATCATCCACTATCTAAATCTACTTTAAATAATTTATTTAATGCCACGACAGAAGAATTGATTAGGGTAAATCCTTTGGATAAAGATCTTAACAGAGGTTTTAAAGATGCGCTTTCACAACAGTATGAGATAGCTATGGGAGATTCTAAAAAAGGAATAAAAGTAAATTTAAATAAAAAGAAAGCCGTAGAAAAAATAGCAAGAGACTTAAAACTAAACATCGGTAAGATTAGTGATGATGCAACTAATTTTAAATACGGTGTAAAAGAGTTTCAAAAATTAGATATAAAAAATGAAATAAGTAAATCTTTAGAAAACCTACAGTTTTTAAATAAAAACTTTCAAGACTACGCTAAAAAAAATCCTAACCTATTTAAAACAGCAGGTGTAAGCACACAACAAACTTTTACGCAAATAAAACCATCTGAATTAAAAGATATTCAAAATATCATAGCATCATTTGGTGATGGTTCATGTGCCGTAGAGTTTGGTCCTAAAAAAAGAGAAGGTGGTAGAATAGGCTATCAGTTAGGCACAACAGGATTTACAAAATGTTTTGAACAAGGTGCAAGAAATTTTAACGATGGTAAATTTAAAACAACAGATCAAGTACAAGACGCAGCAAAAATTTTAAGTGGAGGTAAAAATGTATTACGTGCCATTACCAAATATGGTGTAGTACCAGAACTTGCTTTTGTAGCAGGTGAATCCTTATTTAGAACAGCGTTAGGAGAAGCACCATTTAATTCTATTTTAAAATCTATAGATTCATTTACGCTTGGTGCAACTGATTTTGGATCAGGTATAGATGCAGAAAAGTTTGGTAAATTTTCTAATCAAAAATTAGCTGTTGATAAATTTAGGAACAGTCAAGCTAAAGTAAATTCTTTACAGAATAAATTAGAAAATCTTAATGCAATAACAGATCAAGGTGGTGAAGGTTATGTTGGTGATTTAACTTCAGACATAAATATGACACAAGCACAACTTCAAGCAGCAGAACAAGAATTACAGAAAAACACTGTATCATCTGACATAGTTCAGTTTATAGATAGACGAGGACAAGAAATTGCTGACGCAGAAAGGGCTAAATCAGATTCTGCAAAACGATCATTAAAAGATCAAATGGATGGTATACCTGGAATACGTGATTACACAGATACAGAATCTACTAAAATATTTCCATCACAACCGAGTCCAATGGATTTAAATTTAAATATGTTTCGAACACTACCTACAGATATGATGAGTTTAACACCTTTAGGTGCAGAAAATTTATCACAATATTTTAAAACAGAGGGTGAAGATTTTTCAGCAGAAAATATATTAGCTTATAGAGATCAATTAAAACAAATGCCTTTATCTAAACAAGCTGAAATTTATGGAGATGAACAGACTTATGGAACGCAGGGTGCAGAGGCTTTACAACCATTAGCAGGCGGTGGTATTGCTAAATTAGCTGGTGTATCATCAGGCCCACCACCAGTATCGGGACCAATGTCTCAAGGGTTGCTATCTCTTAAAAACCGTGTTAGAAACTTATAGGAGTATATATGGCAGAAATAGACAAAGGACTCCCGAACACTAGAAACAAAGAAGAGATCCCTTCACAAGAAGAGATTCAAGATGTTGCTGTTCAGGAACCAGTAGAAGAAAAAGGACCAATCGAAGTTATCCCAGAAGAAGACGGTGGCGTAACTTTAGATTACGAACCAGGTGCCGTTAATATACCTGGCACAGAATCACATTTTGATAACTTAGCAGAACTTTTACCAGATGATGTTTTAAGCCCAATTGGAAACGAGATGGTTCAAAACTATATGGACTACAAATCATCAAGAAAAGAATGGGAACAATCTTATGTAACAGGTTTAGATCTTTTAGGATTCAAATATGAAAACAGGACAGAACCATTTCAAGGAGCTAGTGGTGCAACTCACCCTGTATTAGCAGAAGCAGTTACACAGTTTCAAGCACAAGCTTACAAAGAATTATTACCAAGTGATGGTCCTGTAAGAACACAAGTTGTTGGTGTTAAAAATCCACAAACAGAACAACAAGCAAATCGTGTTAAAGATTTTATGAATTATTTAGTTATGGATCAAATGAAAGAATATGAATCTGAATTTGATTCTATGTTATTTCATTTACCGTTAGCAGGATCGACTTTTAAAAAAGTATATTACGATGTACCTATGGGAAGAGCAGTATCAAAGTTTGTTCCAGCAGATGAATTAATTGTTCCATACACAGCTACCTCGTTAGATGATGCAGAAGCAGTTATTCATACAATAAAAATTTCTGAAAATGAATTAAGAAAACAACAAGTTAATGGTTTTTATAGAGATGTAGAATTAGGCCCACCAGGCACAGATACTAATAATGAACTTGCTAAAAAAGAACGTGAGTTAGATGGCACAAAGAAAACAGGTAAGAATGAACCTATATATTCTTTATTAGAATGTCATGTAAATTTAGACTTAGAAGGTTTTGAAGAAGTTGGATCAGAAGGTGAACCAACTGGAATAAAATTGCCCTACATAGTAACTGTAGAAGAAGGCAGCCGAGTAGTACTCTCCATACGG